CTACATTAGTATAATCAATCTCTGTTTCTTTTACTGTAGTTAAAGCAGGTTGTTCAGCTATTTTTTTATTTAACTCTTTAGCTTCTTCAATTTGTTTTTTATTCTTATTCTGCTGAGCAAAGTATTTTTCCTTATCAAAATCAGCATGACCAAACTCGCTAGCTACTGCTATTTCAGAAACACCAGAAGCTCTTGTCCAGTCATTAGCACCTTCTTTTTTGCTATAATACTCGCCTTTACCTTCGTTGTTAATCTCATATTTGTACTCGTAACCATCACCCGGCTTGTATGTGGAACCTGGTTGAGCTACTCTAGTGTATTGCTCAGGTATTTCGTACTGCGCTGAAGATCCAGTTTCCGATTCGGACCCTGTATTGTCGCCTGACTCCGAGCTCGGGTCCGCCGTCTTGGAGTCTTTCTTCTTTACTTCTTGTTCTTTAGACTTTAAAGAATTAGAGTAGGCACGAATCTTATCATACATTTCTGTTTGAGATAAGTTTTGATCTGCTAAAGATCTAGCATATTCACGTACTGTCATTTAAGTTAATTTAAATTGTTATCTTGTAAAAATTTATCTGCCTTAGCTTGCTTAGCTTCTTCTAAGTCAAATACAGCAGCATCTTGTTCTACTACTGGTAATTTGTTAGTCATAAATTGCTTTAAATAATTTTTAGCAAAATATTTAGCATAACCCGCTTCAAATAATTGTTTATTTTTCTGTGATAAAGGTAGTACTTTTTCGTAATCCCAAGCTAAACTACCAGCGTTAGCGTTCTGCATCATTTGATCATCTTCTTCTTCGCTAGATCCTCTAGCTATAAAAACATTCCATGCTGCCACAACACTTTGCTCTTGCTGTAAAAGACCAGCAACCTCAGCATTTATAAATGGCTTTGTTTTTCTAATAATTTTATCTATATCAAACTTTAATATATTTCTACCTTTACCCATACCAATGTCTATGATTTCATAGTCATAAGATCCATCAGTGTTTTTTAATATAAACTCATCAGCTATAGCCGCGCCTGGTAGTAATTGACCATTTTCATCTGAAGATCCTTCTGCTAATACACCACTGTCAATTAAAAGCTTAAGCATATCTTCGTTAATATCTGGAGTTTCAGTTACTAAATCATTACCAGAATTAACTAAAGCATTTAAAGTATTACTGTTTATTACTAAAGGTTTTTCAAGTAAAGGCCCTTCAAATGTTATTTCTTGTGAACCATCTTCTAATAAATCTAATCTAATATTATATCCTTCTGTTTTAGAAAAACCAGGTTTATTAGTCATCATGCAATTAGCGACCATAAAAGAATAATCATTATTAACATCGTAATAAGTGTCTTCTGTAGTGGACAGTTCATCAACCAATTGTTCTATAAATTTTATAGAAACAGCAGGAGCATCTTCTAATCTAGCTAATTGTTTATTCTCATAATCACAGTATTCATCTATACATTTACCAGATTGTACAGCCATTTTTAGTTTAGCATACTGTTTTCCAGTTTTTTCATAAGCATTATCTAATATACCAAAAGTAGTATCTATATTACTAGCTACATAATCAGAATTATAAGCTAAAGCATTACTTTTATTAGCCTGCTGTATTGAAAGATTGTATGTTATGTTTTTATTTTCCATGTTTTAATTTATAACTATTGAGGACCCATTATAGCACTGGTTACTCCGCCCACGGCACCTCCTATAGCTCCAGTTATTGCAGCTGTTTGATCTCTTCTAGCGGCCGCTTCTTGGCCTCTTAGCGCTGCTATTTGATTAGAGGTTCTATCAAGCTGTTGCATTTCTCTAGCTTCTCTTTGTCCAAAAACAAATTGTTTACCAGAGACATCGGCTTGTTGTATTCTCTGAGCCTCGGCCATTTGCTGCGACTGTAGTCTTTGCTCACCAGCTAATCTTTGTTGATTATTATTAGCTTCTTGTCTTTCTATGTCTGCGGCAATACCTTTTTTACTTTGTAATGCGGCCTGTGCTAAAGCAGTTGCCCCACCTGCACTAGCTCCTGTTGCTCTCAGCGTGTCTAAAGTATTAGCTAAAGCAATGTCAGTTTGTTCCATTTGCATTTCAGTGGCTTTAGTTGCTACCGTTAATTTTTCAAATGGATTACTAAGCATAGCGCTTAAACTAGTAACTCCTTCATAAGGGTTTATAATTTCCTGGCGATTTGCCTCTAGTTGAGCTAATTTTTTCTCTAATTTTCTAGCTTTTCTTGCAGCCCTTTTAGCTGCTCTTCTTGCAGATCTAGAGCCAAAAATACCACCGGCAATTGAACCCGCTGCGCTAATAGCGCCCGCTGCTACTACACTCATATTATTTATTTTTTAATTTTAATTGTTTCTTCATGCTTTCTATGCTAATATCTGGATCATTAAAGTCTTTTGCTACAACATCATTTAATACATCTTCCGGTGTAGTTTTATCTGTAGCATGAACAGTTATCCATATACTGTCTTCATGCATATATATTAATCTTTTTGTTCCTGGTTTTGTTATTCCGTTGTATGGGGCTTTTATGCGTTTAATGCCTTCATCTGTCAATACAGATATATCACCTTTTAATACAAAATAAGGATGTTCTTTTTTATGTATACCAGTAGAGATTATTTGGCCTTTAGGCATAAATATTTCTCTAATATATAATCCATCCGCAAAAGTGTGCTTAAGTGGATTAACCGTGTTAGCTATTTCATCTTGGCCAGGTTTTTTAGGATCACCGTAAGAACCTGGTAAATCTAATAGTTTTTCTTCAAAGTCCATTATAAGCTCTCTAAAGCGCTGTATGTGCTCTAATTGCTCTAATGTATACTCTTGTTTTACTAAGGAATTATTCATTTAATTTAATTTAATATCCGTTATTCATATCGTAGTTGCTTTCTACGGAAAATAAACTTTTTTCTCCACCTAGCGCGGTTGTTGAATCAGTAGACATTTTAACAGTAGCATAAAAACCTTTTATACCAGTTATATTTTTACCAAAATTAATTTCACCAAAACTTGGTTGAGTATTATTTATTAAGTTAGCAACATATTTGTTTTCTTTTAAATTGAAACCATTATAGTATCTATTTAAAGAAGGAACAGCACTGCCAAAAATAGAAGCATAGTTAGACCTTGAAACATCTCCATTGAAAAATATAAGAGATCCAGCTGTTAAAGTTACAGGTTGACTTAATACTAAAGCGCCTGTAGTAGCATTATAAGAAACGACTGTTCTAAGAGAACTATTTATTTCATCAGAAAAAACAGTATTTCCAGCAAAAATATATCCATTAACGCTACCAATATTTAATAAAACAGTGGCTGATGCAGTTACGTCTTGCAAAACTGTAGCTTGCCCTTCTGTTAAAATATACTCTGCATTATGATGACTATTTATTGAAGCACCACTGTCTTCATTTATTTGAAAACCACTATCAAATATAGGTCCTGTTTCATCTGAAACAACACTATCTACTTGCCAACCATTACTACCTTCGTATCCTATTGTTTTAAATGTTTTAGAATTTGTTGGATTTGGATTAAATACAAAAGTAATAGAGCTTGAGTGATCAACTCCATAGAAGCTTCCTCTATTTACTTGGTTACTATAATGTCTCCATAATTGTGGAACACCACTAAAGTTTAAAGTAACATTATCTCCAAGCGTAACATTATTATTAAGAACTAACGCTCCTGTAGAATAATTAAAACTAACTACAACGGTGTTTACCGGTATACCTGCTCCAGATGTTGTAACTACGGAGTTTGCTTGTATAAAATTCTTAACATTGTCTACGTTTAAGTTAGTAGTCGCGGTAACAGCTCCGTTAGTTAAAGCTGTACCGCCTTGAGTTTTAACAGAATAATAATTGTTTCTTAAACTAAAAATTTCATCAGGAACATAATCAAAAAAGCTAACCCAACCTTGTGATTTTTCATCAAAATTTAATGTATTATTTTGAGGAAGTCTAACAGGACTATTTAAACCTTGAGAATTCTGTATTGAAACTACATACTCACTTCCATATATATCATAGCCACCTATTATTTTCCCTTCTGTAGACACTGTTCTTGATAAGGCTAGATTATCTCTAAAAAAGTCTTTCATACCGTAAGATGATATTTCAGTAATACCATCATTTGATAATCTAAGAACTACATTATTATTTCTATCTGTGAAATACTTTCTATTACCGTATACTCCAAAGCTTTCAGGATTTTTAGATATTCCATATTTACCAACATATGGCTGTATAGCTCCAATAACAAGATTAGAACTTGTGACGGTCCCACCTCCTTCAGCTGAATATATAGCATCTTTATCTATTAAAGCTCTACTTACTTTAAGCTCTTGAAATATACTTAAATTTGTATCTTCAGCATACAGCTTTTGTATACTTCCATTTGCAGGATCTAAAGACTTAGTTATATCTTCACCAACAGAAAAAACATTTGTGTTATTTATACCTGTTCTTGAATTAAATATACCAGAGTATATTAAGGTATTAAATCTTCTAGTTCCAACCGGCTCATCTTCAACTATATAGGCTTTTGCTCCAAAATCAACTGAAGTATTGTTATATCCTCCTCTAATTCTAGATTCTTCTATGACCCAGCTATCAGCTTCTGGAAGTCCAGTTTGCACAGGATAACCACCTATAGGTTCAGGTATACCAAAAGACCCATTCCAAACAGGTGTTGGAGTGGTATTATTAGTCTTTTTTAGTAAAAAAGTATTAAAGTATTTTATTTCTATTATTGCACCTGCCATATTTAATTATTACTTATTTTATAATATAATTACTATATTACAGAGTATTGATAACTCGATGGTCTTGAACTTGCATCTTCACTTTCTTGTGGGCGATTTACTTGGACACTGTGACCAGCCCAGCTTGGACAAGATGGAGTATCATCATTCATTCTAGCCTGAAGTCCATCTACTAATCCATTATTAACAGGGTCAACTACTAAAGGATAAGTATTTCGATCCCATGTTTGACACCATTGAGTGCCCCAAGTTTTTCTATTATCACCTGTCCATTGAGCGCCAACCCATCCGCTATAAGTGTACATAGACCATAATCTTTGTATTGGTTCTGCATCTGCGGGAGTTATTCCAGTTGTTGGAACAAAAAACCAAGGACTTGTTTTAAAGTTCTGAGGGCCGCCATACGTGTATACTATTTGAGGAAATGCTCCAGTTGGATCTAACAGTGGTGTTCCTCCCCTGTTATATTGAGTATTAGTAGAACCAAACGCAACTATTCCTGGTTTCCAATAAAACTGTTTATTTCCACCATTAACTTGTGTATATTTTATTCTAGGAGTTCTTCTTGCAGGCTTGCCATCTAAAACATGAGTAGTCATAGCCGCTTTGGTAGCAGATCCATCTATATAATTCCATCCATCTCCAGCTGCTATATCAGTACCTCCAACGTCTCTAAATAATTTCATACAACCTGTTAAAGCAGTGCCCGGTGCTCCATTTTCAACAGCAGTAGTGCTATCACCTTCTAATATTTCATAAGTCCAAAGATAATTTACTGCGTCGTAAGCAGTAACTTTTATCCTACCATGAATAAGTGGTGGTAATCCCCAACCAGGTATTTCCGCACCTGTTATTGGCATTTCGGCTGCAGTTGGTTGTTTTTGAACTAAATGATTGCCCTCTGTTATCGGTGTATTCATCGGTATAGTAATAGTATTACCAGGGGTTACTAATTGAGAGTAATCTACTAAAGATAAACTAGGGGCTGTACCGTTAGATTTACTTATATCACAACAAAGACTAGCATCTGTAGATGTATTAGCAAAATAACCTAAAGCATATAAATACCATCCATATGTATCAGCTGAGGCGCCTGGATCACTATTAGTTACTTCAAAAACAGTAGCTGGATAATTCCACCATCTCGTGCTTGTGCCAGGAGGTTGACAAAAAGAAGCAGAGCCACAAAAATCTTCTACACCACTATCTGATAATAAATATTGGGGTACTGGAGCATTTGTAAAAAGTCCAAAAGCTCCTACTTGCTGCAATTTATTGTAAAAATTATTACCATTTAATTGCAATGTCATATTAACTTCTATTTGTTGAAATATAAGAGTACCGCCAGCATCTTGTAATGCTAGTGTTATATAATAAACCCCAGCGCTTATTAATGTTGGGTCTTGAAAGAAATTGTTTTTAAGTTGCCATTCAAGAGTGCCATCTCCAGTTAATCCTAGAGTTGGTGATAATGAAAATATAGGTTGAGGTGAACCAAAAGCATTAACCTCTGCAACAGGTCCGTCTGGTGATCCTATGTTTTGAGACCATATAAAGCCATCAACAAAATTTTGATCTACTATATCTAGATCTCTAGCAGATAAAGCTCTACCTCCATTTGGATTTGGATCTGTATTATTTGCAGCTCCATTTTTTATTTTTATTAAAGCTATGTTTAAAGCTGATTTATTACTTTGAACGGGCACTTGTGTTATTAATGGAGTAGTGCCGCCTGGGCCATACGCAACATCTGGAGTATTTACGTTTTGAGCTGTAATTTTAAAAAACTCTGGAGCAACATTATCTAAATTAGCTTGTCTTGTTATAAAACTTTCTTGACCACCTATTACAACTCTAAAAGTAAAAGTAAATTGTCTTAAAGCCTCGTCATTATCGTAAAAATAATAAACATTGTCAAAGTAATTAACACTTGCATCTACTGGTCCACCTAAACCAGCCGCAGTGGTTTGTGAAGTAGTTTTTATTTGCCAAGGACCATAACCAGTCCCACTCGTGCCTAAATCCTCTAATCTAAAATAATCTCTAACTTGCGTAGTTGATACAAAACCAGCTCCATTTACACTGTCTCCATTTCCGTTTGTTATAGTTGAAACCTCTACAATGTCAGTAGCGGTGACTGGTACTATTTGACCAAAGTTGTCTACAACAGAAAACGCAGAGGCAAGAATATTACCATTTTGAGCTAAACCTTCATTAAAATCCGGATTCCAAGTAATATTAGATCCCGCTGGTTGAGCTTGATTATTTAATACAGCTTGATTTAATTCTGATATTAAACCTGATGTAGATGTTTCCCAGAATATATCTAAAGCACTTTCTACAGGTTCTGTCTCAGCAATTGAAAGATATTGTAAGCCAGGTCTAGTTAATGAAAAAGCAGGACTACCACCTGATCCTGTGGTAGGTGTAAATGCTATTTTAATGTTAGCTGGTAAAGCGACGCTAACCGCTGTACCACCAGCGTCTTTTAAAGTAACATCTATTTCTCCTGCTGTACCACCTCCACCTATAACAGTGTTAGTATTTACATAAGTTTCCGAAGGTATACCTGTTCCAGAAACTAAATAATTAGCTAATAAATTAGGAGCCGCAAAAAGTGAAGGATCACCAGATACAGAAGTTACAGGTATTGTAGAACTCGCAGTACCACTCATGTCCACTGATTCACCACCTGCTGGCAGGTAGTTAGAATTAGCTAATTGACCTATTTGCAGTTCAGTACTTAATCTAGCAATTAAAGGATTTGACTCTAAAGAGTAAAATTGAGGAAATAAATTAAGTAAAGGCGGTTCAACAGGGTTAAAATCAAATAAATCATTTACAGTTGAAATAACAGAAACTGTATCTGTTGTTCTCTGTGGATAGTATTGAGTGTTAGAAGCACCAACGTTTGTGGTAATTGCAGTAGTTGTGTTTTGAACTCTACCTATTAATTGAACAGAGCTTCTAAACTGTTTTTGATCAGGTCCTACTTCTGTTAAGTCTCTAGGTACTTTATTTATATTATCATTTATAAGAACTGTGTGAGAAGTCTGCCCCACCTCTAAAGTAGTATCATTAGGATACGATGCCATTATTCCAGGAAGATAAACATTGTAATATTCCTGTTCTTGTTGTTTTACAACTATCTTATAAGAATACCAGCCTAATGGATTATAATCTACGCTAGTTATATCTCCATTATATAAATTATTATTTGGCACTGGTGCATTCATTAATATTTTCAATGAATTTCCAGGCCATTGTATTGGATCTATACTTTCATCTATATATGGAGAATACAAGGTAGAACCTCCAAACTCTTGACCATTTGTTGCAATAATTGATGTTGTGCTATCAGATAATATTACACTAGATTGTCTACCGTATCTATCAGATAGAACAAAACCTACCTGGTAATTTCTATTCGTTTTAACAGAACTATTTGGGTATTCTATTCTAGTTACAGACTCTTCTGTAGTACCTCCTGGAGCTGTTATAATATTAAATGTTCCAGCTGGAAGAGTAACAGCATTAGATAGTGTTATAGTTGCTGCAGCAAGAGAAGTATTGTTTGTAGTACTTGTTATTTGCGTGTTAGTTGGTATAATAGATCCATATTCATTACATGTTACTATATAACCTGTAAATAAACCACCTCCATCAGCAGCGGGTGGTGTAAATTTCACAAGTGTAACTGCTATTGGATCTCCAGCTGCATAAGTTGCTGCGGCTCCTGCATATGCAATTGTTGCCTCAGCAAGTGCAAAATCTCCTTTTGGAGTTGCAGCCACGTTGTAGTCTAAAAAACTAGGTGGAGTTATTTTGTTTTGAAAATTACCATACATAACTCTATTGCCAGCAACTTCTTGCGCTTGAGCTCTAACCGGTATTTTATCGAAAACTCTAATTAAATTAGACTCAGGAAGGGTTTTTGTGGGCTTAGTAGATTCATATTCATAATTAAATCTTTGTATATCACCTATAATTAATGGCGCGTTATCGTCCACTAATGTTACTATTTTATCTACTTTTATATTACCTGCAACTGGATTACTAGGGTCTGTAGGTAGAAATTCTGTAACTCTAGTGTTAGTGCTTATTCCTGGTCCAAAAACAACGCTACCAACTGTTATACCTCCTTGAATATTTTTTATGGCTAAATTATTACCAATTGCAATAGGCCCTTGATTTCCGTCTACCAAACAAACACCTGATTGATTTGTTACTTGATCTATAGGTATAGTTTCTACTACTCTTACAGCTACACCATCTGACTCTTTATAGAGTATATCAATTTCTTTTATTTTTAAAGCCTCTTCCATGTCATAGTTATTGAAAGGAAGGGGTATTTTTAAATCTATTTTATTTACTTTATTTTCTACAAAATAAACAATAGTACTTCTATATGCTTCATCTTGATCATTTTTAGCTTGACTACCAGTGCTAGTGCCAACTGTAGGGTCTACAAACATAAAATAACCGTCTTGCTTTGGTATGAAAGCTATTTGAGTAAAAGGTGCAAATATAGAATATTCATTATCAGCAAATTTAAATCTATAACTAAATCTAGGGAATTTACTTTCTAAAAAATCAGGATCACCTGAAAATCTAGCGTCAAAATAAGGGTTAGGATTAAAAACAAGTTTTTGATTATCTAAAACAGTTATAGGATTAGACATTGTTAAAGTAAACGTTCCAGGTCCGGTTGATGCACATGAAGTTACAGTTTCTCCAGTAGACGTAAGAGTAAAATCACCTCCAGCTAAATTAGATTGCAAAGACACAGGAGCACCTGTGACGCCATAAGCTGAACCATTTTCATAAATCTCACCTACTACGTTATCTATTGGTATAGTAGCTGATGTTACGGCTGATGTTGAAAGTGCTGTACCTCCATTTGGTAAAAACAGTGTACTAACATCTTTCATTGTGCTTTCGTACTCTGGAGTAGCACCTGGTGTTGTAGTGCTTTGTTGCCAAAGTTCCATAGCTTCGTATGGATTGTATTTAGCTACAGATATCTGATCTTCAGTTGTGTAATATGTTGGGTTGGTATCTGACGGATTGCTATTAGCAAGCGTAGTATTTATAACTCTTGGTTGATTTCTATTATCTGTAAAAAATAATAAATCTTCTAATATATTAACACCAGTTATTAAGTTTGTTTGGGAAAAATTAAGAAAAGCACCTTTTACTAGTACTGTAGATATATTCGATAATATATTTGTAGATATTATATAGTTTTTAGCTGTAGGCGAATATACATGCAAATTTGGATTTTGATCTTTATAGTCTGTAAAAAACAAATAAACAGTATTATTTAATTCATCTGCAAAACTACCAATACAAACAATATCTGTATCACCAGTTAATACGCTATAGTCTGCTACACTAACGTTTCCAAGTGTATTTTCTAAATTACCTACTTTAGATCCTTCTGATTTACTTATTTGAGCATTTCTAGCATCTCTGTATTCACCATCAGGCAATAAACGAGCGTCCAAGTCTTTATTCATCTTGGACTTTAAAAAAGTATTTTGAACTTTAGCCATTAAATTTTAGTGTTTTATCCATTTAGATTTACCTCTCATCACTTGTACTATTTCATCAAGCTTAATGTTAGATAATCTTATTTTAGCATTTCTAAGCTTAGCACTTCTATCTCTTTTGAGTCTTTGAACCATTCCTTCTGATTGATTTGCTCTAGTGGAAACTATATTGTATATTATAGAAGCATATAAGGCATCTTCTGCAAGTTTAGGTACTTTACTATCCATGTCATAGGCTAAACCATCAGATATGTATTCTAATACAATTAGTTTATTTACTAAATCACTTGAAAAAGACATTTTACCTTCTCTATAATTAGGATTAAACCAACCATTTATTTGAGCATATTTAGGTTCTATTCCATAAAGTTGACCATACGCTAATGTATTATCAAAACCATAATAATTAGCCCAATAAGCATAATCGTCTAAATTATCAAATATACCTTGATTAATTAAAACATCATTAGCTTTTTTCCATCTTTCTTCTGTTATAGAAGTTCCTTCTATATTAGAGCCAAAATTATCTTGAATTGGAACACCAGCAGTATCTTGAACTAGATTTTGATATGGACTCGTTGTTAAGTTGTTTGCTGGATATATAGGTCTTTTTACACCTAAGTGATCAATATAACAAACGCTAACGTAATTTACATAGTCCTGAGGAAGTACGATGTTTAAGTTAGCTGGTATTGTTAATTCTTGCGAGTGTATACTTTTTAAAGTATCATAGCTAAATTCTTGTAAAGATCTTTTAGCAAAAAACAAAACATCAGATTTTTTAACTGATTGAAGTATTTTACCATCACCAACATAACCCACCATGAAGTTGTCACAGACATCTCCAAGGCTTAAGTATTCATATCCTCCATAATTGTTTTCTACTGTTGTTCCAAAGGCATCTTGATTGCCGTAGTTACCACCACTTATTGATTTCAACTGAACAACTACATAAGTGTTAACTAATAATCCAGAAATAGTTATAGTGTTGTTTGTTATAGTATAAGCACTTGTATATTCTGTAAAAGTACCAGGCAAACCACTAGGGCTTGTATAAAGTTTAAAATTATTTAATGCATAATTAGTTTCAGTTGGATCATAAGATCCAAAAACTAAATTAGTGTCAAAAGTTGTAGTAAAAGTTTGATCATTTGGCGTAGGTAAAACTGCGGCTGATAAAAAAACTTGCGCACCTTGATAGTATTGTTGATTTGTTTCAGTAACTAATGCCATGTTTTATTAAGATTTTTCGTTTGCTTCTACTTGAGCAACTTCTTGAGCTGCTACATCTATTATAGTAGGATCATTTATTATTACACCTGCATATTTTAATACACGAATTATAATATTTGTTTGTTCGGAAATATGTAAAGTAAAATTAGAAGATGATCCTGGTGAAAAAATATACTGTCCTTGTTGTCCAGGTCTAAAACTCCATCTAGGAGTCAATGGTCTTACGATACAGTTTATTTCAACGCTGTTTGGTAATGGTGATATTTTAAAATAAGGATTATAACCAGGCTGTAAGGTGCCGCTGTCTGTGTAAGCTAAAGGATATTTTTCAGTTGGTGCTGTTAATTTAGATCTTGTAATCTTATTGTATTCAGACTTGGAAACAAGTTGAGTTATATAATCACCGCCACTTGTAGAGGCATTAGAACCATAAGAAGAACTCGGAGAATTAGACGAAGTATAAGAAGATAATATTTCACCAGTCCAATATATTTCAAATTCAGCTTGCCCCGTAGTGTTATTTAGAGGTGGATCATAAGACCAACCCAATTGATTTGTATCATAAGTTAGAGGTAAATCTCTAACGAACGGAGTAATTTTTTCCTCTTGATTTTTAAAAATATTAAAATACTGAGTGTCGTTTTGTGTGTTGTTTTGGTTTTGACGGTTTAATTGATTTCCATCTGGAAAATATGATTCAAATATTTCCAACTGTACTTGCTGTGCTAAATTATTAAATTCAGCAGGAGTTATATAACCTCTTTGCTCTTTATTTAATATTTGCAAGACTGTTTGATATACCGTATTTACATTTACCATATTAATTTTTTATTTATACTAAAAAGGCGGCCGAAACCGCCCATGTATTAGTATCACTTGTTTTTATAGTTTTTTATCTATAGATTTATAGATCTCAACACCTTCGTCTGTTTTCAAGAAAGCAGCGAATGCTGAGTAAGGGTTTTCATCAAAAGGTACGTTCATTAATTTTCTACCGTTTGATCCCCACGTAAATGTTCTTTGATCGCTTGATAAGTTGATAATACCAGCTTCAGCAGCTCTAATAGCTGTGTTTCTTAATTGAACATTATCATCCTTAGCTAAACTTAAAAATAAACTTGGATTTGTTCTAGAAAATAAAAGTAAATCTCTTTTAATTTCTTTAGAACTCATAGTGTTAACTTTTGATCCAATTTCCACTCTTAATATAGCCTCAGCTTGATCAATATCTATATTTCTAGCCGCGTTCATAGCGTCTATTTGCATATCTAATATCTCTAATTGATCTACAGCTTCTTCTTGAGCGCTAAATTCATCATATAACTTACCTTTTAGCGGGTGATACAAAGACAATAGTTTTTGTAAGTTTTGTTGTTCTTTTCTTACAGTTAAAGTCCCGTCACTAAATCTAATGTGACCCATTGTACACTCCCCTTTTTGTTCATCTACAAATGGTGAACTTTGGTTTGTTGCATATCTAATTTCTCTTTGTTTACCTGTTTTAGGATCAAAATAAAGTAAAGCGTGTTTTGTAGTATGCCTTCCCGGTATAGTAAGAGTTAAAGGAGATTTATTTCCTTTTAAATAATAAATTCTATCTTTGATTTCCCACGCGTCTTTAGCGGGTTTAGGTGGTGTTTTTGTAACCACTTCCTGAGGTGCAACCTCAACAGTTTCTACTGCTGTAGCTTTTTTAGCCATAATATAATAAGATTAAATAGTTAATAAAAAACCCCAGGGCTACGCTCACTGTGTAGCCCCGTGGGGTTTAGTTTTAAGAAGTAATTACACTCCTTTGAATAATACAAAGTTGTTAGCAGCTTGTGTCACTAAACATCTTTCAGATAGGAAGTTTACTTCCATAGCATCCAAAGTAGATGTAAATGCACCACCAGCAGAACCAGTCAACCAAGACTTCATACGACGATCGTCAGCTTGTGAAGCTCTGTATCGTACATGTAAGAAAGGTCTACGGATGTTAGTTCCTAAAACTTGGTCATAAACAGTTGATGTTCCAGCTGGTATCAATACACCTTCAATAGAACTAATTCCGTTGATAGCGCCACGAGTTGAAGCATCGTTTAAGTATTTCCAATCAGTTTTGTAGAAATCATAAGATCCTCTACGGAAACCACTAAATCCAAGATTTAATGCCATTTCCTCAGAGTTTTCAAATAAACCAAATGCAGTACCACCGGCAGTTCCACCAGAGATTGCAGCTAGCATATCATCAAAATCAAGAGCTGTTTGTCTATTTAAGAACAACATGTTTTCTTCAATAGCACCTTGAGTATCTAAGTTTTTCAATATTTCATCGAAATCACTAAGTCCAGAAGCAGCAGTAAATCCTACTTGTACATTACCACGAGATTGGATAGCAGCAAATAGACCTTCAGATCCTGGCAAACCAGCAGCTGTGTTTACACCAGCAGCAATTTGGTTATACTCACTTTCAACCATAGACATTTCTAAGTAATCTTCAAAACGCAAACGAGTTTCAGATTCAGCTTTTAAATACCATAAGTATCCAGACGCACCGTCTTCAGTAGCAACTTCAACCCATCCAATTTGAGCCATATCAGATCCAGATACAGTGTATTGATCTCTAATAATGATTGGTGAGTTAGAAAATTGAGTTAAAACAGGTTCTATAGAGTTTCTAGCGGCACCATTACCAGCACTTCCAGCACCAATAGTAGTTCCTTTAGTATAAGCAGATCCGTATACAAAGCACTTAATGCCAGCAGGTCCTGCACCAGCAGCGAAATTAGCGGCTACACCAGACCAAGCGCCAACGCCGATAAGACCAGCACCGTCAAAAGGAGTTACAGTGAAATTACCACCAGCACCTAAAGCAGTAACAGCACTTACAATAGCTTTTGATTCTCTACCGTTTACTGGGTTCAAGAATACAATTGTATCATTAACAGATACAACAACATTTTGACCAGCAGGAAGCGTGATAACGTTATCAATAGGAGCAGCACCATTAGCACCTACACCAAAATCAGTGTAAGCAATATGCAGTCTATTTTGCTCAGACCAAATTACTTGATCAGATGTCATTGGCATTTCAGCGCCAACCATACGTAAGAAACCAGATAACGTTCTGTTTCCATAACGCTCTACTTCTTGTTCGTAAATTTCTGGTAAATACTGCTGGGCGAAAGAATCACCACCAGTTGCAGCAGCACCAGTGTTAAATTGTAGGTAGTTACTATTTAATACTTCCTGTGTAGGATTAGGTATTAAACTACCAAATTGAGGAGTTAAACTCATAATTTTAAGTTTTTTTAGTTAAATTTTTTTGTTTTTATTTTTAGCTTTGTAGAGTCAGCGCCTGAAATGGCTTTAACTTTAAGCCCGCCGATAAACACATCACCCTGCGTAGTCCTAGCTTTAGTGTCACTTAGGTTTTTTGATTTGTTTACAACGTCTTTTACAGCATCTGCTTTTCCTTGCTCATAAAAATGAGCGGCAATCTTATCTACATTTTCAGCAGCATAAATAGCTTTGTGATAACCATTAACGTCTTTAACATTACCATTTTCGTCTAGGAACTTCCCAACGAGGTTTGTTATATTAGACTGGCTTTCTGCAACTTTATCTTTGTTTTGAATGTTATACTTATATTTCTTTTCACCAACACTGATATCAAAACCTTTGAAATCATTGCTAAAAAGCTTTTTTGTATTATCTTTAAACAATTGATGCTGTTGCTCAGCTTGTTCTTGCTCCTTGTTATATCTATTGAAAAAATCCATAGCTTTTTGTTGTTCCTGAGTAACGCCCGGTCTCAACTTGATCTCGTCGTAATATTTACTCTTTGTTTCCTCTAAAAAGTTTTTGGCTTTCGCAACTTCTTCTTTAAACGCAAGTTTCTTTTTGCGTATATCCCTTTCTTCATCTAAGTCTTCATCGTAGTCAAAATCTTCTAACAAAAGATCAAGATCTTCAGAATCTAAATAGGGTTTATTTTTTTTATAATACTCTTTTATAAGAGTTTTATCATCTATATTGCTATAATCAGCGTTAAGACGAGTATAATCTTCTATTGTCCCACCGGTTTCTTCCATAAACAAAACTAGCTTTTCAATATTTTCCGGTAATGATTTACCTAATATTTTTTCATCTCTTATAGCTTCTTTAACTTCTGCTTCAACTTGTTTTACTTCAGCTTCTGTTACTTCTTGGATCGGAGAAAACCCTTCAGCAGTCTCGTTGGACTCTTGTACAGGTTCTCCCACCTTTGCGCTATCTCCGGATGGTTCTTCCACAGATACCTCCTTTGTTTCTCCGATTTGAATGGCATCGTCTTCTTTTTTAATTTCAACCTTAGTTACGTTATCTTCTAATTCTACTAAAGGTTCTTTTGGATTAACATTTACTTTTGTAATGTTATCTTTTGTTTCGTTTAATTTTTTAGGTGTTTTCTTTTTTGTTTTTAACTTAAACTCACCTTCCTGTTTAACAGGTTCATTTGTTTTTACTTCTGACATAATATAATATAATTAAATAATTAATAAAATTTTAAGCTTGTTGCTCGGGGGTAGCTATCATTTGCGATTGGCCACCTGTATCTTCTTGGAAGTCTATTGGTAATAAATTATTTTTTCTTTGATCTATCATCTTACTTTGCTGCGTACCTTCCATTTTTATACGCTTGTCTTTTGCAGCTTCTCTCTGCTGTTCCTTTTGACCTTGAGCTTGAGCTTGTAATTTAGCCAACTCCATGTCAAATTGATGTTGCATTTGCATTTTTTGCTGATCAAGCTGAGCTTGAATCTGCATTTTTTGAATTTCCATTTGAGTTCTAGACTGCTCGTATTGAACTTTAGAACCGCTAATTGCTTCTTGCTTCTGAACTTCATTCATTGCAATTTTTTCATTAGCCTCTGCTTGAGATTCCGCTTGAGCTCTAATATTAGCCTGAGCATTTTCTTGATCTTGTTTTGCCTTTGCTTTACGCTTAACTTTAAGAAGTTGATTTGCTAATTTAAGATTTTTAATTTGTCTTAAATCTATAGCGTCTTCAAGATCTATACCGCCTTGCTGCAAAGCAACCTGAATGTTTGCTTCTAACTGAGCTTTTTCCTCATCATCAGGCTCTAGCTCTAAGAAAATTCCAAAATCATGTAAGTTTAAATTAGCAACCTCTTTTAACGTGTTAACATTATAAGTGCTAATAGAATTAGTTAATGATTCTGCTGTTAAAGGAAATTGTAAAGCATCCGCTAATTTAAGAGCTATGTTTTCAGCAACTCTAAGTGTTAAATAAGATGAAGATTGTTTTATATGTCTTGTGGCAACGTTAGAAGCATTAGCAGCCATTTTTTGTAGACCTACTAAAGTGCCTTTATCTGGAGTGCTTCCATCTCTAGCTTCGTTTAATCCCGTCACATCGCGTATCATCTGTAAATAGTACTGATATGTATTTATAAGACTTTGTATTTTGCCTTGACCAGAACTAGAGTTTAATTCTTGAATTGGTACTTTTCCAGGATTCATATCACCATCTTGAGTAAGAGATCTACCTACAATCGAACCTGTTTGAAAATACATATTTAATGCTTCAGCCGGGTTATAATTAGTACCATTACCAAGATCAACTTCAGCAAGTCCATCCATATCTAAATAAACACCGTCTGGTACTATTCTAGACATCACTTGTTGTAGCTTTAAATGAGTTATTTGAATCATATCAGCAAAACCAATACATTTACTAACTAAACTTTCTATTCTGCCTTTATACATTCTAGGCGAACAAATAGCATAATTCATTTTTACTTTGGTAGTATCAGCGTAAGGTCTTGACATGTTTTCCGCCAACTCCCATTTTAACATTGTATCCGTTCCTAATACTTTAGCACCATGGTATAAAACCTCAATAGATCTTGAAACTCTTTCAAAGTTATCATTTTCTGGTGGATTAAAACTATCGTCTTTTTCAATAGCTTTCATTAAACCTTGATCAGTTTGCTTTATTTTAAAAACTTGATCATTGTATGTTTTGTAATCAAAGTATAAAACCTGTACTGTATTTTCATCATATCCACCCCAGCCAGTTATATATTGTCTATTGCCTGGCATTTGTTGTATACGTTCTAATTCTCTTTCAGATATGTTTGGAAACTCTTTTTTGAGTTCTGGTATTGTTATAGATTTTATTTCACCTACATAATATATATCTTCAAAATTAGGATCTTCAGTATATGAATAAACCATATAAGCTGGATCTACGTAATCAATGGTAACTCCATTAGCTGTATTAAAACTAGTTTTAGCCGCTGCAATACCGCAAACAGCTAAATCCATGTTTAACCTTCTTTTTACTAGTTCATACTTATTTTGAGCCATTATAGAAGATATAGCTTCTTCTTCTGCAATTTCAATGCTTTGTTTATACGAAAGTTGCATATGAAGTTCTAATTCTTCTTCATTTTCTGGCAATAATTCAGGGTTTAAAGTTTGATATAAATCTATACCTAAAGTCTGCTTTAAATTATCTAAATAATCTTGAGCCAGCATATCTTCGTAGATTTTAGAAGCATACTCTGTTCTTTTCTTTATAGACTCTGGATCTTGAGCATAAGCTTTAACGTCATAAGAACGTTCTGATATACCGTTAACAACAATATCCACAAACTTAGATAAAATAGGAACTGGTTTCCAGTCTAAATTAAGATAAGACAAATCACCATTAATAGATAATTCATCTTTATATTTTTGAACTGGTTGCTCGCCTCTAGCGTATAATCTTAATGTATTAAAATTATTCCAATTGGTTAAATAAGCGTTACCGTTCATTCTACCTGATTTGAACCACTCATATTCAATAGCCATAGCCACTTGACTACCGTATTCCATGCTAGCTTTTTCAGCATTGCTAACTACTTGACTTGGAAAAGCGCTATTTGAATTAGTATATATATTCATTTAACTTATTATTTTTGATGTAGTTCCCCTGTTGTCGTATCTTTTGATACCTAAATCTACAGGTTTTATAATTTTTTTATTTACTGGAGAATACCTATGCTTATTACAGGCCATAAGAGCAAGTCCTGAACTAATAGAAGCATCGTGCTTTGTTCTATTGTTTATATTAAACTTAGCCCAATCTTCTAATGTTCTTTGAAAATAAACATCTCCGTAGCCAGATTCTTTTAATCCAACAAAATGCTCTATGTATGTTTCTATAGCTGATGCGTGAGCTTGTTTTATATCTTCACTGGAATTTGGAATACCTCCAATTTCTCTTTCTGTTACAGACAATTTGTTGTATTTTTTATCAGGTCTATTCATAGCGAAACCTCTATAACCTCTTCTTTTAAAATAATATAATATTCTAGGTTTGTTATTTTCAATAAGTATAGGCATTCCATAAAAAACACAAGCCATTAGTACGTCTTCAAAAAATATTTCCGCTGTTTGAGGTCTAGCGATATATTCTAAAAAGAAATGATTAGGTGGCGCATCTTCCATTGAAAACTTAGTTAAGCCATGTAGAGATCCTTTAGAACCTCTTTTGTCTACGGTTCCTGATATATCGTAAGGATCACATCCAAAAGCGCCAATATGTTCGTTGCTAGGATAATTTTTACCGTTTTTGTTATATCTTTTATTTTGTAAATGAACTGGCGGTACCCATGTTATTAAAAATCTACCGTTGTTATTTGGAACGAATACAACTTTACTATCTTGCTTTCCATCCTCCCATTGAAAAGAACCTTTAGTTACACTTATTGAATTTTTAAGATCTTCATTAAAATCTATTTGTTCGTAGATTTTAGTTAGATTAAATAACGATTCCTTTGATTCATCTCTAAACGCATGCTTAGTAGTTCGAGGAAATTGTCTATAAAATTCATTTAAAGCATCTTGATCTTTTTTAAGACCCTCTACTTCATTATCCCAATATTCTATTACACCTAAATCTATTATTTCACCCTGAGGCCCTTGTTTTGCTTTTTTTGGTGTATCGAAGACAGGTAATCCATGAGAATCAATGTATCCTTCGTAATTCCACTCCATAGGTATAAACAAGCTATATAATCCAGAGCGAGTTTGTCCATTCGCATTTCGTTGAGTGACGTCTGAGTCATTGTATAGTTTTTTAAAATTGTCTCCACCTTTATCTAATGAGTTACTAGTTGAACCCATCATACACTTTCCTATAATTCTACTACCTAATCGTAAACACGTTTTCGTAACCCTCCAGTTGTTGAGGATGTTCGTCGGACGTTCCCATTTACCGCTTTCGTCGTGGACGAGTAGTTTGAGTTTCTCACCGTCGTACGAGTTGTCACCGGTATTCTTCCAGTCGATCGTGGTGTCAAGTCCATCGAGTTCTCTGAGGGTCTCGTTGGTCTCGAGTTTCTTACGGGTGTACTTGGTCGCGGGTACTCTATACGCGAGCTCGGTCTTGGGGCGGTCCATTCCGTCCTGAATTGGCTTGAAAAAGAAGGGGTAATTAACTGATATCGGTACAACCTTATCCGTGAACATCTTCTTCGCATCTGGTCCACTCTTCGATAGTATTCCATATCTAGAGTCAGAGGATATGGTTGCCAGGTTAACCACCTCGCCTGATGCCATAAATGAAAATCCAGATCGTCTATTTTTAAGGTAGCACAATCCATAACAACGGGCATCGGCCTTACAAGCTTCCCAGAATATGTAAAATAATCTGTTGGCTTCTCGGAAATCAGGTTGACCGACATCAATTTTACTCCACTGCAAGTACATATAATGAGTGCCAGTGATATAAGTAGAAATGCCTTTGTTATAAAACCAAAAGCCTTTTTCTCTTCTAGTAAATTCATTATCGATGTAATCATACCATTTTTCTTTAAAGTCTAAAGGATATTCCTCCCAATCAAATACAGACTTTATTTTTTTTAATACTTTAGGATATTCTGTATATTCCCATTTATCCGTCTCAAACTTGTGTATTTCTTTAGCCTTAGGTAAAGCTATTTTTAAGTTTTGTATTTCGTATATCTCCCCTATTGTACCGTCTTTACTTATTATAACAATATCGTGTTCTTTGTTATAACCATACTCCCATTTTTTGTAACGGTTCATACGTTTTAAAACCTTAGGTTTTATATGATCTTTTAAAATTTTGTATAGTGTTTGTTCGTACATTATTTCTTAGATCTACCTTCGGCAAAACCTTTAAAAGTTCTTTCTTCTTTAACTTCTTTAGGTTTTTCGTTTAATAAGTTTTCTTCTTCTTCAATGCGATTAAGTATTTCAAAGGCATCGAATATGGCTAGCTTTTTTGTGGCCGCTGCGTTTTTGAGTCTGTCAGCTGATATATCATCATCTGAATCAACAATAGCTTCTTTAGCTACTTTAATTAACTCCTCAACTGCTCGCTGCCCAGCTTGGATTATATTCTTCTTCGTTTCCTTGGTGTTCATACTTAATTACAA